TTCGAAGCCCCTTACAAGCCCCTTGGGGAAGAAAAAGAAGAAGAAAAAGAACAAGAAAAAAGGGAAGAGCCGCGCGCGCGCGAGGTTTTTTCACAACAAAAGCCGACATACAAGCAAGCCGAACAACTTGCCGCCAGATGGTTTGGCAGATTTAACACACTGACAGGGCTGAAAACTATACCAGACACCAAAGCTATTGAGCTATCAAGGCGGTTGCTCGCATTTTTGGGTAATGATCTTGATATGGCATATCTTGCCGTTGATTATTATTTCAGCAATTGGAGAGAGCTCTGGTTTGCATGCGAGCGGAATTCCAGGACAGATTCTGTCGATAAACGCAAATGGGAGTTTAGATTTTCCAGTTTTACCGACCCGGAAAATTTTCAGGAGATATTATCAAGATTAACCAGGCAGACAGAAGCAAAGTCGTGGACAACAGCCGTTCCACTTGTAGACAATGAACCTGAGGATCCCGAGAAAAAAGAAAAAGCTTTGCAGCGAATGCGGGAATTCCTGAAGTATAAACATTTTGCTGTTACGGCCTGAAGCGCATCGGAGGATAAATGAGCATCGAAAAAGATCTTGAAGAAATAGCAACAGAACTAAAACGTCTTGATTATGGCGAGTTGCATATTGTTGTGCGTGGCGGAGAGATTATCAGTTATAGAACGATCAGAACAAAGCTTGCTGTAAAAAAACTAAAGAAAGAAGAAGCAACTAATAGAAAAAATATATAAAATCATTCCTTGACAAATGTTAAGTAGTGATTTAAAATTATGATTGAAAGAAAGGCTTGCAAAACCTAACCGATAAACGGACGGTTGTGAGCCGTAACATTTGAATACCTTGCTTAACCGATAAACGGGCGGCGAGGTTCGTCTCGACAAAGCCAAAAATTAGGCTGTTGGGATGGACGTCGCCGCCCGTCGCATTTATGGCGGCGAAAGGGATGTGGATGCCCACGAAGCCGGCCAGAATGTGTAAAACCCCATACTGCCCCAACCTCACCTTTGATCCATCCGGCTATTGTGATGTCCATGCGGCAATGCGCCCGGCTGATAGGATGCCCGACAAACGCCCATCTTCTCCGCGGCGAGGGTATGGCCGTGAATGGCAGAAGATCCGAGCTGATGTGCTCACCAAGGCTGGGATCCCTCGCGATCTCTGGCCGCTCTATGACATCGATCATAATCCTCGCTATAACCCGGCGATCGAGCCAGACCATCGAAAATATACGCTGATTCCGCGGCTTCACGGCGAGCATTCGAGAAAAACAAACCTGGAAGACGGCGGATTTGGTCACAGACGGGGGGAGTCGAAATCTTTGGAATCCAATGCCGTAAACCGGATGCGGTGCTCGATGTCTCACGCTACGGATTCCCGGGGTAAGGGGGTGCGCCATGCCTAAGCCGCGCGTGCCAACCCAGATCAAGGTAATCCGCGGAACCTTCCGCCGGAACGAAGCGCCAGCCAATGAGCCTCAACCCGACTTGCTTAAGGCAGCCCCCAAGCCTCCTGCGCACCTTAATAAATGGGCAAAGCGCATGTGGAAAGACATCGCAGGCAAGCTGCTGGCACTCGGCATGCTCACGGATATCGATCTCTATACGCTTGAAGTTCTCTGCGAGCAATACGGCATCTACCGTGAGCTAAAAGATGCGATCACGCATAGAGAGACGCCTGCTGGGCGCGAGAAGATCAGCATCGCGCAATACCTGGCCGGCCAGAACTCCCAGACCATCCCGGAATATGCCGCCATGCGGGCGGCATTCGAGCGCTACACTGCCCTCTTAAAAGAATTTGGACTTTCGCCTGCTTCGCGCAGTCGAATGGATATCCCTCGCGAGCCTCCAAAGGCTGTTGATCCGATGGAGGAATTGCTGAATGCGAAATAAGTGGCTTTTTCTGGCGGTGGCAATTATGACGGCAAGTTTGCGACCTGAAATCCTCTATGCAGAAAAAGTCTTGAACGGTGAAATTGTCGCTTGCAAGCTGGTCAAGCTTGCTTGCCAGCGTCATCTGGATGATTTGAAGCGCCAGAACACGGAGAAATTCCCTTACACATTTGACGCTGCACGAGCTGATCATGCGATCGCTTTTATCGAACAGCTCCGGCATGTTGAAGGCCCGTCTGCCTCAACAATCGGTGGCCGCGACAATCGGATAAAGCTTGAGCTCTGGCAAAAATTCTTTGTTGGCAATTTGTTTGGCTGGCGAAGAGCTGATGGTACACGGCGATTCCGGCATGTCTATTTCGAGGTTGCCAGAAAGAATGCAAAAACAACTCTTGGTGCGGGCATTGCCAATTATATCTTCTGGGCGGACCGCCCCGCCGATCCTGGATGCCAGATATATTTTGCTGCGACCAAACAGGAACAGGCAGCTTTGGCATGGAGAATTGCCAGGCTGCAGATTGAGCGACATCCGGTATTGAAGAATCTCGGGAAAACATACGAGTCGAAGCAGTACATCGTTAAAACAATGAAGGATGCAAAAGGAAGGCCAATCTCCGATTGGTCAAGCCGTATGCGTCCGCTCGGACAGGATTCAAAGACAGAAGATGGCCTCAATCCATCGCTTGCAATCATCGATGAATATCATGCTCATCCGACGAGCGAAATTCTGGATGTGCTCGAGTCTGGCATGATGGCTAGGCTCCAGCCGCTTACTCTGATTCTCACGACCGCGGGAAGCAATTTCGATGGGCCATGCTACCAGGTAGAGCGTCCGCTCGCAGTCGGTATCCTTGAAAAGACTCTGCAACCAATTCCGGAAGACGTCTTTGCACTTATCTATACACTCGATGAAGGCGACGATTTCGCCGATCCGAAAGTATGGATAAAAGCAAACCCGAACCTCGGCGTATCAGTGATGCCGCAATTACTAGAATCGCGTGTCGCGATGGCTTTGGCGGCACCGGCGCGGGCCCGCGATGTAAAAACAAAAAATTTCAATATCTGGCAGCAAAATATCAATCGCTGGATTACTGATGATATTTGGATGGCATGCGCTGAGCCGGTCGATGAAGAGACTTTGGCTGGGCGGCATTGCACGCTTGGTCTTGACTTATCAACAAATACGGACCTTACCGCAATTTGCGCAGCGTTCCCTCCTGCAGAGCCAGGCGAAAAATGGAAAACAATCTGGCGGCTCTTTATGCCGATGGACAATCTCCTTGAACGCGAACGCCAAGACAAAGTTCCATATACCGAGTGGGCGCGCCTGGGGCTCATCATCCCAACCGATGGCAACACTGTCGATTATGACTTTATCGAACAAGAAATACGCATCTTCGGCGATAAGTACCTGATAGATGAAATTGCTTATGACCCTTTCAAGGCTGGTGAAGTTGTTGCCCATCTCTCAAGCGAATTTACTATGGTTGCTGTACCGCAGCGGTACAACCCGATGGCCATTTACTCCGATATTTTCGAGCGGCTGGTCCGCAAAGGCGAACTCGCACATGGCGGGCACCCTATTTTGCGCTGGATGATGTCCTGCACTGAAGTCAAAGCGGATCGCCAGGGCAATATCATGCCCATGAAACCGCGGCGCGAAACAAGCGGAAAGCGCATAGATGGAATCGTCGCTGCAATTATGGCGATTGGCCGGGCATCGATTACCAATGGCGGTGAAACTGGATTTGCCAAAGCTGATGAGGTGGTAGGATGAAATTTGGCGAAAGATTGAGACTTGCGGCACGCGCCCTGATATTTGGCAGCGATGATTGGGTCCGCGCGCTGAAAGGATACTATGAAACGGCCTCCGGACAGATAGTGACCGCCGATACCGCCATGCGGATCGCAACAGTGAATGCCTGCGTGCGGATCCTTTCCGAGACAGTCGCATCACTGCCTTTGCATGTCTATCAGCGGCTTGATAATGGCGGCAAGGAGCGGGCATCAGATCATCCATTATATGAGCTTTTACATTCGCGGCCCAATCCCTGGCAAACAAGTTTCGAATTCCGCGAGCAGATGATGTCGCATTTGCTTCTGCGGGGCAACTTTTATGCAGTTAAACTCTATCATGGCGACTTGATCATTGATGATCTTATTCCTCTCAATCCTGACAATGTGACAGTGCTACAGTTGCCTGATTATTCATTGCAATATCAGATATTGACTGGTACTGGATCAGAATCGATTATTTTAGGGCAGAAAGACATCTTACATATCCGTGGGTTGTCAAAAAATGGAATCCTTGGCGAATCTGTCATATCGCAAGCTCGCGATGTATTCGGATCGGCATTGGCGACCCAGGAATATGCCGGGAAATTCTGGCGCAACGATGCAACTCCAGCAGGAATTATCAAGGTAGCAAAAAAACTTGAAAAAGGCGAAGCAGACCGCATACGCGAAATCTGGAACGATGATCATGCTGGCTCAGGGAATGCGCACAAATTGCATGTGCTTGGCGACGGGGCCAGCTTCGAAAAAATTGAAATGACAGCCGAGGATAGTCAGCTTATTGAGACCAGGCGTTTTCAGAGATCTGAAATTGCATCCCTTTTCAAAGTCCCGCTCATGCTTCTGCAGGCTGATACTCAAACAACTACTTATGCAAGTTCCGAGCAATTCATGCTGGCATTTACCATGCATAGCATTCGCCCCTGGCTTGTGCGCATCGAGCAGGCACTGCAAATGCAGCTCTTTACCGCGCCGCAGAAATATTTCCCAGAATTTAACCTTGACGGACTGCTCCGCGGCGATCTCAAGAGCCGCTATGAAGCCTATAAGATCGCCCGTGATGCGGGCTGGATGTCAAAGAATGATATCCGCGAGAAGGAAAATATGAACCCAATTGAAAACGGCGACGATTATCGTTCGCTTGCTGAACTGCAGAACGCAAAGAACCTCACAGGAGGCGCATGATGATACGGTCAAAATGGTATGCAATCGACATAGCTCCCGATTATGCCGAAATCTCGGTTTTTGATGAAATTGGTGGATTCGGCGTTTCGGTAACCGATTTCAAAGAGCAGTTTGATTCGATAAAAAATGCAAAACAGATTCGGCTTTTACTGAATAGCCCTGGCGGGGCTGTTACTGAAGGCATGGCGTTCTACAACCTGCTCGCCTCTGTCCGCGATAAACTCACGGTCGAAGTAATCGGACTTGCGGCATCGATGGCATCAGTGGTGGCGCTTGCCGGATCGAAACTCGTTATGGATGAGGGCACCTACCTCATGATCCATAACCCATGGACCATTACCTGGGGTGATGCGGATCAGCTGCGGAAAGATGCTGATGTGCTCGACAAGATGCGGTCAGAATTGATTTCGATTTATGCCGCGCATTCCAAGCTCTCGCCAAAAGAGATTGGCCAGATGATGGATGATGAGACCTGGCTGACCGCGCAAGAGGCATTTGATTCCGGTTTTGCCGATGAAGTGCGCGAAACTGTGCAGGCAGCTGCGCTGTATGATGTATCAAAAATTGGATTCAAAAAGATTCCAATGGCACTGAAACATCTGGATTTTCGCTCAGTGAAAACAATACGCGACTTCGAGGCGTTCCTGCGGGACGCAGGCGCGACTCGCGCGGAGGCTGCTGCTATCGCCTCCGGCGGATGGAAGGCGCTCCAGCGGGATGCGGAGCAACCGAAATCCGAAGATGATGGCGAAATAAAAGAGGCTCTTAGCGGGCTGATATCAATCCTAAAAGGAGAAAGCAATGGACTCTGATGTAAAGGAAATGCTCGATAATCTTGGCAAGGAATGGAAGACGTTCCGCGATGTGAACGACCAGCGCCTTGCGGCGATCGAAGCGAAGCAGGGGCATTCTGAGCTCGACATGAAACTTGCTGCAATCGAAAAAGAGCTTACCGATACCAAAGCGCAGATCAACCGCGTCATGCTTGGCGCGCGAATGGGCGGCGCTGAGGCAAAGAGCGAGCTCTATCGCGCTTTCACCGATTGGATGCGTGATCCGGGCCGTTCCCAGCTTTTCAAAGCGGCCGTGCAGGTGCAGACCGGCGGCGATGGCGGCTATCTTGTACTGCCTGATCTCGAAAAGACGCTGCAACGGGTTGCAAGCGAAAGTGTGGCGATGAGACAGCTCGCAAGTGTTGTCACTATCGGCAGCAAATCTTACCTCAAAAACGTCAACAAAGGCGGGATTACCGGTGGGTGGGCTTCTGAAGGTGATAGCAGATCTGGTAATGCAACAACCCCTGGAATTGCTCAAATCGAAATCATTCCCCGTGAGCTTTATACCCTTCCTGCCGCATCGCAGGAATCCCTCGATGATCTCGATTTTGATGTGGCTGCATGGCTGGCCGAAGAAGCAGGGATCGCATTCTCCAGCCTTGAGGATGCTGGTTTTGTCTCCGGCGATGGCAATGGCAAACCAAAAGGCTTCCTTGCCGAAACCATGGTTGCCAACAGCTCCTGGGCATGGGAAAAGATCGGCTATATCCTCTCTGGCGCAGCCGGTGCATTCCCGACAACTCATCCAGGTGATGTGCTGATTGATCTCATCTATGCGCTCAAAGCAGGTTACCGTACGAATGCTGCATGGATGATGAATGATCTCACCCAGTCTGTGGTTCGCAAGTTCAAAGATGGACAGGGGAATTATCTCTGGCAGCCTTCCTTCCAGCTGGGCAAGCCGGATACTCTGTGCGGCTATCCCGTCATGGTCTCGGACAGCATGCCGGATATTGCCGCCGACGCTTACGCCATTGCGTTTGGCAACTTCAAGCTTGGTTACCAGATTGTCGACCGCAAAGGTGTTCGTGTGCTGGCTGACCCATACACCACGAAGGGCTCGGTGACATTTTACACCTACAAACGCGTTGGCGGGCATGTGACCGATTACAACGCGATCAAAGTGCTCAAGTTTGCGGCAGCTACTTGATGTATGAGTGAATAGCGGCGAGCCGCATGGCTCGCCCTATGGAGGAACTAATGCTGAGCCTTGATGCACTGACTACCTGGGAAACCGCAAAAAGCATGCTAGGGTTTGCTGATGATCAGCAGCCAGCTGTCGAATTTCTCATCAATGCTGTATCAGCGGCTGCCAATCGAATTTCGAGTCGCCGGCTCAAAGCAAGAGATTATGATTTGCATTTAAATGGTACTGGGCGAAATAGTATTGTATTGCCTGAATATCCAATTATTGCTCTTTCAAAAGTTTATATCGATAGCAATCAGGAATTCCCACCAGAATCAGAAATTAATTTTGATATGATTTCTATCAATGCTGATGGTGGAATCGTTCGATTAACCAACAGGAATTTCCCGGTTGGAATTGGAAATATTCGGATAATTGCAAAGCTTGGCTACGATCCAGTACCACAAGACTTGGAGCTTGCTGTGCTAGAGGCGATCTCCTATAACAGGCGACGATTAGAATCAGGCACAACTGGCATGCGGCAAGTCAGTGTTGATGGAACTGTTACTTCACAGTATGAGCTTGGCCTGCCTCTTTCAATCCGCGAAGTCTTTGAAGGATATCGGAGCGGTCTATGATCTCGATAATGGTCCAAACAAAAAAATATGGAGATCTCGGGAAATTCGCGGATAACGAGCTCATCAAAATGTCAGCCAGAATCACTTCTCTGTGGGGAGAAAGTCTTGCAAATTATATCAGGGAAACACAGCTGTCTGGTCAGGTCCTGAATATCATCACAGGCGAAACACGAGCCTCGATGGGGTTTTACAAACTCAAAAAAGACAAGAAAGCAACAATGGTTGTACGACCAGGCAAAAACATAAAAGGCCATCTCAATTATCTGGCAGGGATGCAGCGCGGCATGCTTGCGGGGCGCGGGCGCAAAGTGATCATACGACCTAAGCCATTTATGAAGCCTGGCTTTCGAGCATGGCGGGCAACCGGCGAGCCTCGGCGCATCAAAGAAGAGGTATTCCAGGCATATCTGAAGCATAGCTTTGCATCGGGAGGCAGCGCATGAAGATCTGGAATATCTACCGCACTGTGAAAGGCTATCTTGAGCAAAATCTCAATTCAAAAATTGAGGCGTGTGCTCATGATGCAAATGTCTCATGCGCTGCGGCTAAAACATTCTGGGTTGGATGGAGAGATCCATTCAACCTCAAGGATTACAATTCGGTATTTGTGGTCCCTGACACCCTCAAGCGTAACGATGATGCAGTAACTGATGATGTCTCTATTGCGATTATCGCTGCATTAAAAGCACCGACTCCTGATTCTCTCTCTGACCAGATGGGTATCTATGCCGACGCAATCGGTACGGTTATCGAAGATGATCCTACATTAGGAGGTGTCGTATTTGATGCAAATGTCAATGATTTCGATTTTTCACTGCCTGCACCAGGCTCTCCGCTGATTGGTGCACTCACTGCAATAATCATGGTCCGCGTGGACCGAATCTAAGATCAATCTTGGGAGGATTGTAATGGCAAATCGATTTTCTGGTACGAAAAATTATCTGTATCTGGGCTCGCTCGGCACTGAAGTGGCAACTGGCAGTTTGTCCGGTGAGAAGTTCTTCAAGATTACCGCTAAAGGCGCATCGAGCGCTTTCCCTGCTGACTCTGTGGTTGGAGACGTGGTTTACAATAAACCTGCCATCACACTCAGCTCTGGCGACAAAGCAAAGCCAATCACTTTGGACAAACTCGGCTTTGTGACGAATGTGCCGCAGAGTGCATCCAAGGAAAAATACGAGAACACTGTTCAGACCGACGTTGCCAAATCGTATGAGGAAGGCGATAAACCGGAAATTTCCGGCACTATTGACGGCTATTTTACTGACGACGCAAATGCCGATCTCATCCTTAAACGGTTTTTCCGCTTGATTGACGACAATGGTGCGGGGCAGAAAACATACCAGCCAATTAACACCGGCGTCCTGCACTTTTTCCTTGGGCGGAAAGAGACAACCACTGTTGGCCAGGTTGAAGTTATGGAATACATGCCGGCGATTATCGACAGCCTCACCGTCGATAAGCCGATGAATGGTCCGCAGACTTTCAACTTCGCTTATACCGTGATCGGCAACGAAATGCCGTCGATCACCAGACGCACTATAACAGCATAAAGTTATGGCGGTAGTGGAAATCAGGGCCGGGGCAAACCCGGCCAGCCCTGAAGCCATACAGCTATGGCTTGGTGAGGAAGCCATAGAAAATGCAAGAGTGCTAGAAGCCTACAATGATCATGGGAAAAAGCGAGTGATCGCAGAAATCATCTGGGAGGATAACCTTGGAAGAGATGAAATCAAAAAGAGTGACAAGCGCAAAGGTGACAACTTATATACCTGATTTGTCATGGAATAAATGGAAAAATCCGCCAAAGGATGGTGCATCTGGCGAGTTTCTGCCTGACGATGACAGGGTGAAGGTCGAAATCACCTGGCCTGACATTGAGACATTCGAACGCATGATTGGGAATGATTCAACCTTTGCAACATTCATTGCACTTACCAAACATTTTGCAACAAAGATCATTGGATTTTCCTTGCATGGCGAACCAATAGAAACCGGCGCTGAGTTGGCTGCGGTCCGTGCAGGGCGCACCAGCAAGGCGCGAGAGTTGGCCATCAATATTGGGTCCTACATTTTCAAGGAAAGCCTCCTGGATGAGGAAGAGGAAAAAAACTGAGAGCCGCGGCGCAATTGGCATTTGCTGATTGTGCCGCGGATGACCCGGATTGGGGGAACTTTGCACCAGATGAATTTGAAATTTTGCCTTCGGCTATTGAGCCATTAGGCAAGATGTTGGTGAAACGGAAAGATGTTCCGCGATTGATGACTGATCCGTTGTTTATTTCAGGGTGGAGAGAATGGGCCAGATATCGAAGATTCGGATTGCCGCATGGCGGCGGATGGAGAAATGAAAAACCTCTTGTAGTGCGGGTTATTGAGGTATTCGAACAAGAGTTCGAAGCGAAGCAATCTGCAGAGATGGAGAAAATGCGCCATGGCTGATGTTGAAGATCTGAAAATTATCCTCCGTGCTGAAGTCGATAAGGCAATAGCTGATCTCAAAAGAGCCAGCCGAGAGGGGAAAAATGCGGAAAAGGACTGGCAATCCATCGCTGATACATTTCAGAAGAATATTCAGCACAGCCTCTCATTAAAAAATGCGTTTTCTCAGCTTACGATGCAGATTGCTGGTGGATTGGCAATATACGACCTCGCAGCCAAGGGTATACGAGCAATTGGGCAATTTGCTGCTGATAGCATAAAGGAATTTACAGAAGCTGCTGAATCGCATGCTCGTCTTGCCGCGCAAATCAAAGCCACCGGTGGAGCTGCTGGATTCACCGCAGAGCAACTTGAAGATATGGCTTCGAGGCTGCAGGATTCTACCAAAATCGAAGCCGAAGAAATCAATAAAGCACAAAGCGCTTTGTTGAAATTCACAAGCATTACCGGTGAGCAATTTGCAAAAGCGACTGAATTATCGCTTGACCTGGCAGTTGCAATGGGAAGTGATGCAGCTGGCGCAGCGCAAACTCTTGGAAAAGCCCTTGAAGATCCAATATCTGGCATCAGTTCATTGCGGCGAGCTGGCGTCATATTGTCCGATGATCAGGAAAAACTAGCTCAATCTTTTGCTGCAGCAGGCGATAGCGCCAAAGCTCAAGAAATCAGTTTAAAAGCATTGCAAGATAGAATCGGTGGCGTTGCGGCCGCAGTGGGGAAAGAAGACCCTGCTGGCATGAAAAGACTTCAGCTGGCAATAAAAGATGTAAAACAAGAAATTGGCGAGCTTCTGGCCACAAATGCGAAACCATTCCTCAATGCTTTGGCAACTGATATTGAGAATTTCAGAAAGAGATTAGCTGGGGACAAGAAGGCATCAGCAGAAGTTTTACAAGTAGTTAAATTTGGAGATCTCATTGACACGGGAGATATTTCTGGAGTCAGGAAAGCCATACAAGATCTTAGTGGCAAGGTCAATAAAGAGATCATAAAAGCATGGATTGAAGAAGCAAAGAAAAGAAATCCACTTGCGACGCAGGCTCAAGCTGCAGCGATCCGCGCTGCTGAAGAAGAACTTGCAAAAATGCCTGCGCTACAAATGGCTGGAGCACCTGGATCAGCAAATAATGATTCCGATATAAAAGCGCAAGAGCATATTAAAAATGTAACAGAAGAATTAAATAAAAATATACAGGCTATCAAATTGAGAGCGTCTGCGCTTGGACAAGAAGCATCATCCCAGGAATTACTTACTCAATATCTTAATACTTATGTAAAGCTTATTCAGGGATCGAATGGGCTGATAACAGAAAATAATCCGGCTGCAAAACTGCTAAAAATCCAAATACAAGCGCTTGCAAATGGTCAGAAAGAATTAAGCCAAGCCCAGGCACTAGCTGAATATCAGATCGAGAAAGCCGGCGAGATCGAGGGCGCCCGGTACAATGCCGCCTATGCGTACTGGAAAGCACAGCAGGCGGCCGCGAAAGCGGCGGCCGAGCAGCAGGAGAAGGAAGCTCAAGCACTGGCCGAGTACCAGATGGAGAAAGCCGGCGAGATCGAGGCCGCCCGGTACAACGCGGCATATGCCTACTGGAAAGCCCAGCAAGATGCTGCAAAAGCAGCAGCTGAGCAGCAGGAGAAGGAAGCTCAAGCACTGGCTGACTATCAGATGGAGAAAGCCGGTGAGATCGAGTCCGCC